CACTCAAGTTTTAAAACAAGACCTGATGGCTGAAGAAGCCACTTTTCCAGACGCCCTGAGGTGCGCCCTGCCTGTTGCTGCGGGTTGCGCCCTCTTCGGTGCCGGTGTTTACTGGTATGGGAGGTATGTGTTGTCTAAGATTTTGCATCGCGAGCCAGCTCATGTGGCTTTGCGTTATGCTTTCAAAGACATGCAGATCCAGGCGGATGTGGAGGAACAGCAGGAGAGAAACCCTGATTCCACCCATACGCATCCCGTCCATGCTAAGTACCGTTCCCTTGCGAGTGCCTTTGCGGCCCGCCTTGCCACTACCAGTGGACTGTTACCTCAGTTCTACCAGTGCTCCAAGCGTGATCTTGAGCACGGGTATGATGGCACGCGTGAGTACTACGAGTTCAAGGATGTTGTTGTCCCTCCCCTGCTTCCCCGCCTAGACGCCGGGATGCATGTCATGGTTGACGTGGACTACTACACCAAGACACCGTTTGTTTACTCCGATGGGAAGCCCATACTTTTGTATACCATTCTACCCTCACAGGTGGGTCGTAGTGATGGCGAGGTTTCTGCCTCGTTCGATAGGGATGGTGTCTACCACATGAACGTTTCAGGAGGTGCTGAGTACAAACACCCTCTTTGGAACCACACGTCTAGCGATGTTTTTGTCGCTGACCATGGTTACCTACTTGGTTTGCTGGGGCCGTTTACTGTTTACCAGCAAGACGTCAAACACGTGTTCGACGACCGGGCAGTCGTTTTGTACACGCCACTCGCGCACTACACTGGCCTCACTGCTGTGGTTGCACGTTGCGCGAGGGCTCTGGGCCTTCTTCGAGGGGCTACTTTGGAGCGCATTAAACCGAACGTCTGTGAAGGCTTCGTGTGCTTGCGCACAATGACCTCGGAAGGCACCACAGTGTCCATTGGGCGTGTAGATAGCCCCTACGCACTCACACTCCCAGAGACTGATTTTGAAGCAGCACGCTGCCATTTTCTGTCCTGCGTAAGCTCTTACGGCCAGGCTCACGCTACCGTGGCCGTGGAGCTGGAGAAGCGCATTGTGCAATTGCGCGGAAAGGCAGGGTTGTTGGCTGAGTTTCTTAAAGCCAATCCTGGACCCTTGCCAATACTGTCCATAGGAACCACCATCATGGGTGAAAGGAGGTACACGTTCAACTTGGATGGGGCTGCAGAAGCCCCCCTTGCGGTCCCTTTCATGAAGCCCATTATTGCGGGAGGAGCATATGTCCCGCTAGGTGGTTTACCCGCCCAGATCCAAGCAGCTGAGGGTCGCGTCAAGAAGTTCACTGGAAATCGTGTGGACCAGATGCCCGTTAAGTACCTATCCCTCGCGGTCGAGTTTTGTCAGTTCCTCTTCCCTGAGGCGCACATCCTGGACCCCTGCACTATCGAAGAGGTTAAGCTGCGTCAACCGCGGCCTGGCCAGCAGATTCGCAATGAGGCCGCGATTGCTGGAAAACCTGATCCGTTCAAGCTCCAAGTCTTCAACAAGCGTGAGACTTACGGAAAACCAAC